CGGCCGTTAAACAAATGGTCACGGCAAAAGACCAAGGTGCAGTAATGAGTGGCTTACTCAGAGTCAGATTCCGGCTGTTGGAACTTGACAGTGAAGTACAGAATTTCAGCGCGCAAAGGAAAAGAAACCATCAAATCAAGGGCGTCAAACTTGTGCAGAAAGACCCAATGTTTGCCATCCCAGCGCTTTAGACCGAACTGGTTTAGGGCGTATGGACCAGTGGGCATGGCATCAAGGGGCACGAAAACCTCAGGGCGAGTTTTCATGTCCGTGGTAAAGCGTGGGAAGTTGCGCTGAAGGAGCTGGTACAAAGGAAGATGAGTGGACCAAAAAGGGGACAGGCTAGGAGATCGAGGCCGACGAACAGCATCAGAACGCGACAGGGAGCGCGAACGAGGGGGTTCAAGCCAAGGCATCAGTTGAGAAACCAGGGTCTCAACATCAGGAGCCAAAAGGTTCACCATGTTTTCCTATGGGCAATGCCGCTCAATCGTAGGGGCACATGGGCAGTCAACGTCGTGGATGAGGTGGCAGTGCCTCCAGCAACAACGAGGTGGCCGACCACAGCCGGGGGGTAATCAACAAGAGTGCGATGGGAAAGGATAGAGGAAACCTGGCGCACCTTGCCCTCAACTCGGAGAGCCTGGGGGACCAGGATGGCGTCCTTCACGGTGATGGAGCCCTCCAAGCTCTGAACTTGTCGTCGGGTGGTGGGCCACGTGGTGTACTTGTCAGGGATAACGGCAACGGCTGCGGTGGCGGCCACCGTAGAAGTGGCTGGGGCAGCAAGCTCAAAGGTTATGTCACCAGTGATCTCAACGAGGGCAAATGCCCCAAGGTAGTGCGCAATGGAAGGGTCCTCAGAAATGCGAAAATGAAAAACAGCGTTGTTCCCAACAACCTCATGTACGACGGGAACAACCACAGTCTGGGAATGAAGGTCCGCGACGTTACCAACTTCAGCAGACATGCTTAAAATAAAAGAAAACTGCGGTATGGCCACTGGAGGTAAGCTTGTCGTAAGGTGCTCAATGGAAGATATGCGGCCTCGAAACGGGTGGCAATTGCGTGATCGCTTGGAGGAGTTCCGTTGGGGTTGTGCGGGGGCACCAAATCAGGGCGGTGGGCCTCCAGCCAGCGGGCTTGGGCAGTGTTGGTCAACAGACCGAGAGCTCGTGGCTCTGACACGCTGTGAAATGCGCAGTACACGTCTTGTTTGTGTAGCAAGTCACCAGCAACAGCGCTGATCTGAAGTTCAGTGTCAGAAGAGGAGAGTTGCATGAATTCTGTGGGAAAGCACAGCTTGACTGATTGCGACTCGCACAGCATGGAGTTGCTGCGTGGGTTACCAAGCCACGTAAATGCGAGCTGTTTGCTCCTTAAGCCTAACGCCAGTAAAGGCCGAAATTAGACCGACACGCGCATCCGTCCTCTCGGGCCGGTCTGCCTTCCAGAAAAGAGGTATGGAAGGACAGCCGCCTCGCCTCACTGCGTCAGCAGCTTCGCGATGCCATAGTGCGTTGCCGCAGTAGGGCCGACCGTGTCTCGCCGCAAAGCGACTAACCTTTGTGTGACCATGGGGTGGCCTAATCGGCTGGTTTTTGGACTGTGCCAGTGCTAATCAAGCGGGCTCGTGGCTTCGCTGGCACCCTCCCCAGAGGGTTTGTGATGCTCAGTGTAATCGAGCGAAGGCCTAAACACGGCGAAGTGTAGTTTAATGTCTTCGGACTAATGTGGCGCTCATGACGCGGGAGTGGTGAACAACCGCGGAGCCCAATGGTAGGAAATCTGTGAGAAAAGGAAAAGAAGTTAAGAAAAGTAAAGGCAAGGCAAGAAAAGCAAAGGTAAGAAAATGAAGTTCAATATAACCAAACTCACATGGTAAAAAGAATTGGGCGAAAATGAGCGGGAAGGAATTTAAGCAGCAAGTCGGGGCGCAGATACTTCTTTGCCATTTGGACCACGCTCAGGGCCTCAGGAGAATCCCGGGGGGCCCACTGTAACAGGTCCAGATAGTTGGTCCACTTATCTTGCGCGGAAGGGTCACGAGACTCGAGAATAAGAGCGCGGTAAAACAAACCTCGGGCAGAATACGTGGGTTCGGGCCCACCAAGTTCAAAGCCGCTGAATTCACCGTAAAGCCCGTTGTGATTCTTGAACTCCCAAGGGGAGTCCGGGAAGGGAAGGGGAGTAAGCTGGCGGTCAACAGCAGCATCATCACCGTTTATGGCAGCGGTGTCTGCCGGGGTGAGCTGACATACGAGTGAAGTGACAATGGCCCGGCGTATTGAATTGAGGCACCACGTGTATCGGTCGCCAGAGTTTTGCATAGTGGCCATTGGACCATGTCGTGATCGGGAGCTCAGGCGCCGCTCGCGATAGGCCTCAACGTAGTCTCTAGGGAAACCGCAGCGCTCCATGACGTGGATGTCGAAGTTGAGAAGAGCAGCGTCACAGCCAACATCCCAACGGGTCACATCAGAAGCATTGACGCCATTGAGAACCCTCCATCGCTTCTTGTAAGCCGCGATGAATTCGCCAGGGTTCATCTTCCGATAGAACAAGAACTGCTCGGGAAAGGCAGGGAACAGCTCCTGCTCAAGAAAGGCTACGTATGGTGCGTCCCCCAGGGTGACAGAAATGTCGTACTCATGGATCAGTTGACCGGGGATGGCCTCGAGCTTCTCCCGCTTCTCATCCTTCCTGATCACCTGTCCTTTGAGTGAGAGGTCGATGTCCGAGCCAGTTCTTAAGGGGTCATGTTTGTGGAGTTTGGCGAGTACTGCCACCTCTGTTCTCTTGCTCTCATAATCACGGATGGCCTCATCTGTGTACTGAGCGTGCTTAGCCGCGTCCCACTTCGGAGGGTTGGGAACCAGTCGGTCAAACTCATCGCACATGTCCCTGCGTGGATTCGCCTGGTGCCTTTGTAGATTCTCCTCAGGGGATGCGGGAGTTATGCGTTTTTCTAACGAAAGGCGATAAGTTGCGTTGTCGCCACGCTTGTGCACATGGGGGTTGACGAAAGCCGTTTCCTTGAACTGGTCGGTTTGTTGCCCACGCACGGAGACCTCACGGAGCTCCTTTGCAATGGAGTGTGTTTCGAGTACAGGGTGATCGAGCGGGCCAGAGGAGCAAGGCTCCGCCTCTCCCAGGGACGTCTCCAGTGGTGCTCCCTCGACCACGGGGGTGAACTCAGCGACGGGGAGAACCGATTGGTATGCGGAAACGGGAACAGAAGCACCAACTGGAGCAAACCAGGGCAAGTTGGGCATGCAATTATGCATGTGCTTGTAGAAACAAGCCTTCACGATTGCGCAAGGGGCTGTCAGATGGGGTTTTCCGCCAGCCCTCATCGCATAAACAAGGGCATTCATGATGTCGCTGCCGGTCGGAGGTTTCTTGATTACGCTGTTTGGGTCTGCGGCGTTCATCTGGAGGTAGATGCCCCTAGAACTACGCGTTAAGGCAACGTAAGCGGATCGATCCAGAACTGCACCCTCCAGTCCAGTCATGTCAACCTCAACATCAGTGTTAAAGTCTTCACCCTGGACGGACTCATAAGTGTAAGCCTCACGCCCAGCGCCCTGGAGCACGCCGACGTAACGAGGGGAAGCGGTGCAGACAGGGATGTTAGTTTTCGGGTGGATCGTGTGGGTGATGTGGCCGTTGTCTGGGTTGGTCCCGTGTAACCCGAGGGTGTTGCGAACTAGAGCAAACATCCGATAGGTTTCAGTGGCATATGAGGTTCCGCCAACGGCAACACTTGCAATAGCAGTTGGATCGTACTCAGACTGTGTGCCACGGACTGGGAAGTTAGACAAGCCTTGTAAGGGGTCCCCGTTTATCACAACCTCAGTGAGGAGTGGGTTGGCAAGCACCACTAGGTCCAGGAGACCTCCCCACATTTTGCCAGCGTCGTCAAACACCACGGAGCCCGCGGTTGGCTCCACGATGATGGATGAGAGAGTGGGGAAGTTATAGCCCCGCATTTCAGGGAAGTCAAGAGTGCGCTTAGCCTTCGCTCGAAGACTCTCGGTGTGAGAAACCACGCGGGCCAGCCTTCTCTGGTCGGAGGAAAGACCCTGTAAATACTTCTTGGTCGCAGTAGTTTTCCCAGAGCCGGCGCAACCAGCGAATAAAATGGCGGGTACCACGACAGTTTTCCCGGAGTTACGGTAGTAGTCTACAACTGCATCCATGGCCGTAAGTGCGGAGCGGTCCGCCTGCGATTCCAGCACTGAAGGATGGGCCTTGAGGTCGGCGATGAAGCGTGATGCACGGCCAATGTCAACAGTGAACTGTAGATGTTGCTCCACTAGCGGCACTGGTGGTAGTGCGATGCCCAGGTAGTCCTTTACGCTGTCCTTAAGCTCGTTCTGCAGCTTGACCCACATTGGAACTTCAGGTTGTTGGTTGTTGTAGCGCCGATTGTCACGTTGCTGCCTTGGGGTGGGATTGGCACCGACAAGGGTGGTGGGCGCTCCAACCTTCATGGGGACGCAGGCGGGGTGGGGGATGTCACCGCGCAGTTTGAACCATTTGGAGACATTATGTTTCAAGCCGCGGAAGTGTTGCCACATGGAACGGGAATCGGTGTGCGCCACAGGTAGCTGCCCGAGCGGAGGGGCATAGTCCAAAAGCGCTGGAAATGGGGGGGGAACCGCGGTGTTGAAGTCGAAGGAAAAGCCCTCCTGGTTGGCCGGGTCAATCGGATTTGCGACGAACGTAGCAGCCAAGGCGTCCCCCACGTCAGCGAGAGTGACAGGAAGGGGGTGTGTGCCCATGACGCTCAGCAACCATGCAGACGGGTTAGGCAAAGAGTTGCGAGGAGTGGCGTTGTATCGGTTGAGTTCCTGAATGAACCACTGCATTTGGAGGCCCTGGATTGTCTTGAAGACTCGCGCAAGACTAGACACGACATCTGGGGTGGGGCTGGGGGGGGTAGGCATGACATGGAGCATTCCATTGATGGCAGACCGAACGGTCGTGAGGTGCATGGTTGGCCAACCCCCGCCCTGGGCAGCGGTGGTGTTTGGGACCAAACCACCAAGATCCAGACCAAATCTGGAAGTGGCAGCGAATACCTGCATTTCAGGAATTGTGACAGGGCCGACGGGAAGAGTTGGGTCAGGCTGCTTTCCGGTTCGCGCCATGAACCAAGAGAACCACATGTGAGGAGTTCCGCCAAAGTTGGACACGCAATCCCAAAAGCAGGCCATCCCTGGGGTTAGAGCCGGGTATGCGTTGGGGTTAGCCCTGTAGGCCGCACCAACAGCATCCAACCAATCTTGGAAGGTCATTCCGGTGGGGTCCACAGCGAGATTAGGATTGGCAGGTGCTCCCGGTATGGCCGCAGGCAAGATGGTGACGCTCGGGAGCGGGATGTCGACGTTCCGTCGTCGCACGGGGGGTGGCACCAAGGCGGGCAGCTGAAGAAGCATCGCCTTGCGAGAGCAGTGGTGGGAAAGGGTGTGTTGCTTCCATTCCGCAAGTGGGTCGACGAGGTTCCTCCGTAGCCAGTTGACTGGGTAAGAGCAATTGGAGTAGGCCCACAAAGCCGCCCAAGCAAAAGGGGTTATCACTGGCCAAACCCGTGGAAAACGGGCCACAACAGCCTCCTCGAAGGGAACATGATAAACCCGACATTGCGTGGGGGGAAGATAGACCAAGGCGTTCTCGATCACAATGGCGAGGCACCAGGTGAGCATTACGGGCCACCAGACCGTGTTAAACGCGAGGTGTGTGACCATAAAGAGTCCCACCCACGGTTGAACCCACGCGCCAACAAGCCCTGGCAAGACGGAGTGGAGTCCAATCGCCCACAGCATGGCCTGGTAGCACCAGCCACGTCCGGGGAGCAGAGCCAAGTAACGCGCCCCAGGGCCACCACAAAGCTCGGTAATGATCCGCTCGATGGAGGTGGCAAGCCACCCAGGCCACCACAACTGCCGCCAGAAGTGCCCCGAGAGCCGGGTAAAAATCTTGACTACATGGCCTGGGAGTATGGCGGATACTATGACGATGGCCACGGTGAGAACGGCCCTGAGCGGGTGGATGTCCGCCCAACCGACAACCCTATGAACCCAGTGAAACCACGCGGTGGTCCAGACAACATGCGCCATGATGTCTCCGAGAGCGATCTTAGGTAGAAGGAAAGTGAAGACAGAGGAAGTGAATGCAGAGATTTGCTGGAGAAATGAGGGAGAGTTAGGAATGCTAGTCTTGTTCCATAGTCCAGGTGGCCGTGGACTCCAGCCGCCGCCAGGGGTTGGATGCAGAATTCGAGTTCGCTTGCGTTCGTCAATGTACTCGAACACATCGGGAGAGACCTTAAACATGTGCCATTGGAAACTAAGCAGGTAGAGAGAATTCCAAAAACCACGTTTCACGAACCACCAGAGGGTCTTGTTGGCGGCCAGCTGACCCATGACATAGGCGACGACCCACCGCTCCGCCGCGGTGGTTTTAGGATTGACGCCATTGGCAATTTGGGTAACCTTGGCGGACAGATTCCGTGTCGAGAGGTCAGGGGTTCGAGCGACGAACTCTAAACAAGCCGACAAGAGGTTGGCCGGTACATACTCGTCAGTGAGGGTGCCGGTGAGAGGGGAAGGGAGCCTAACCATCGATCCGGTGGGATAAATTCGTGCGTCCTGGTCCTCCACGTCACCGCAAAAGACATGCCAGAGACAATGGCCAAGTTTGTAATCCAGCAGGACGACATGGTAAACGACCCCGTTAGACGCAGTGATTGAGGAACTACGGTGCCAAGAGACGGTGGCTTCAATGGGCTGGGTGTAGCTCTCAGACTCACTCCCCGTCATGACCCAGTGAAAGCAATCCAAGTCATACTCCAGTGTGTGCGAGGCAGGCTCGAAAGTCTTGACCCTGTCGACGGCCTCAATGGGATTAACTCCCGTTACAAAGAGGTGGCCTTCGGGACTCTCGAGAGACAACTTTTCCACGAGCTCATGCGGTCCGGCGACGGAGGACACATCATGCAAGAATATTGTGTTGTGTCCAGAAAAGTCCGCGGAAGCAATTGCATCGCGAGGATACCTACTCACGTCCTTGGCAGTACGGACGGGATTCTGACGATGTGAGGTGGATGGAAGGAGATGATACTTGCGGTCCTTCACAGAAACGCTCACGTACTGATCCTGGACGAGGTAATTGCGCATTCCCCGCAGCTGATGCTCCTCAATGCTCTTGTGCAAGGCGTGTTGAGTTTCTGGAGCGTCCGGCTGAGGTTGTTCCATCCCCAACGGGGCCAAAAGATGTCTCTGGGAGGGAGGCACATTGTACGGGGTGCTCTCCATTGCCCGGCGTCTGCCGGCGAAATAGTCTGCCAGATGAAGGTTCATGATCGCATGTTGTTGGGGTGATCCTGAGAAGAAACTGGATGGCAGGGTTGCCCCCACAGGCATGGTGTGGACATGAATGGCCTGACAAGCGGCCGGTCCTCCACGGGACTTGCAAAAGCAGCCAATGCTTGATCCGTAACAAAGCGGAACCTCAAAGGGTTCCAACACTGCCACAGTGGCAAATGGAACCTGAGGTCCGACCAAGCGGTAAGTGGTGGGAAGCATGGACGTGGGGATACCATCAAAGGACAATTCGTCGAGCCCCTGGAGCGTGTCGGGGTCGACTTGCAAGACGTTGCAGAACCCCAGATAAGCGCGCACGTACCAAGGGGCCTTCTTACGATACTCCAGGTATCGAG